CGCTTCAAAAGGAGTAATAGATGTCATGAAGAATTTCCATTGGATAGCCTGCGGTAGCGCTGCAGTGGGACGCATATTCCAAGTGTTCTACGCAGCATTCTCATGGGCTATGGACCAATATAGGAAGTGGAAAAATCCTGAGTACCAGGAAGAGAGTGAATTCCTCAAAGAAGTGGAGGAATGGTTAGACAAAGCTAACCTGTGTACAAAAGGGATTATAGAGCCAGCGTATTTGGCCAATCCGAAGATTGGATTGTGGTATCAAGCTATAAAGACACAAGGATTCGCTATTAGAGCAAAGATGTCAAGATTGATTTCACATTTATCGATTAAAGTAGCAGTTGAAGCAGCATGGCGTCAAGTTATGTCTGTTTCAAATGTGATGGATGCACTGATGAAATTCCAGTGCGGGAGATATGAACCACTCCACATTCAAATATATGGTGCACCCGGGATTGGCAAAACCAATGTCCAATCCGGATTAATAAATGAAATAGCACCACATATAACATCTAATTTGAATGCTTATCCTATAAATGATAAATTGGAATATCTGGATAACTATTGCGGACAAGAGATAGCAACATGGGACGACACCCATCTTGAAAGAGATGATGAGAATTATATCGCAAAGATTTTGCTGTTGAGTGGGGGATCAGTTATCCTACCTATGGCAGATCTAGCTGACAAAGGAAAGCCTATTGATTTTAAATTTGTGCTTTCTAATACTAATGTCCCATTTCCAACATTTACCAACGTGTCAGAGAATAGAGCTTTGTGGAGACGAAGGATCTTGATAAAAGCTGAAGTAAATCCTGGAAAATATGAAAATCCTGAAGAAACAACAGGAACATCAAATAAATACCTTCAAAACTTGTTATTCACAGTTTTGGATCCAACAAATGAGTCGATAGCACCATTAAATCGCTCATTAACAGGTCTTGTTTGGAAAGATCTCATCAAGTATTTGACTGTTATTGCCAAAAGGCATGATATAGTTGAACAGAAGAGAGCTCAAGAACAAGGCACGTTAAAT